TTCTTTTAATGATTTTTTAATTTGTTCATTATATATAGGATTATTAGTATCTAAACAATCTTCTGTATTAATTATTAATAATCTTTTTAAATAGTCACTATAAGGTTTACTTTCAATAAATAGTTTTCTTAAGATTGTTTCTATATCTTTTTGACAAGATAGAAAAGATGAATTAAATTTTGATGCTGGCATTATAACATCACGTTTCATCTATATAACTCCTTTTATATCTCAAATTTTACAATGAATCAATAATAACATTTAATGTTATATTTTCTTCATTATCTTTTTTATATATTAAATCAAACTTGCCACTTCGACCTGTTGAAATCATTAACTCAACAGTAGTATCGGTCTGACTTATTATATGTACTTTATTATTATTTACTTCTCATGTTCCCCCAGATTGATTTTCAATACTATAATGTACTTCATCATATGGATTTACATGTTTTGGTCCATTTATATATATAGCGTTTTCATCTATAGGTTCTTGAGTTTCGTTTTCCATCTGTTCTTTTTTGTATTGCTCTGAAGCATCTTCTATATCATTAGTATAATATTCTTTAAGAGCAACTTCAATAATTCCATCTACGCTAATATTATCTACCGCTTGCACTTCATATTGTTTATTATCAATTTTTATTTTTGTAAATCTATGAAAAAATTCTGTAGTAACTTCATCTTTAGTAACAAACATAGTTAAATCATAATTTAAATCATTCCACGTCATTCCAGAACCTTTCATATTTTTTTTCGTATGTCAAACGATTGAACTTTCTGCTGGACCACATAAATAAACTTTATATTTTTTGTCATCAATTTCTATTTCATATCGACATTTCCTAATTTCAGCTCTAAAATAAGCATTTTCTTCCAACCTTTGTAAATATACTAATCAATAGGTTTCAGTTTCCTTTCATTGAAATACATCTCCTGCCTTCATTCCTATCTCTTGCAATCCTTCAGTTGTTTTACCTACTTTATCTGCATTTAAACATATGTCTTTAAATGGAATAGAAATAATTTTATCATCATAATCATTTTTTAACCTATCAGGATTGATTAAACATCTAAATTCGCGGCCATCCGCTAAAACCGCGGTTTCCGCCTGATATGAATATAATAATGCCTTTTTAAGACTATATTCTTTATCTTTTATAAATCGGTCTTCTTGTTTAATTCCACCTGCATAGTTTAATCTCATTCTTAATTTATCTAAGCCTGACATTTTTTAATCAACTCACTTACTAAACTTAAACACTCAAAGATTGTTCTTCTATAATCAAAGAAATCTTCTTCTTCACTTAAGCTTAATAATCCAGCTAATTTACATAATAATGGGAATAAAGTATCATGTTGACCGATTAACAATTCATCCATTCCCGCAAACTCCTCTATAATAGTTCTAAGTGGAGTTTCTCATTCTATACCCTCTTCTCTATTTGGAAGTAATTTATAAATTTGATTAGTTAACCTAGTTAAATTATTTTTAATTGCTTCATCATTAATATCTGCACCATAATTAATCTTCATATTTGACCTCCTTAGGAGGTTCAATAATTTGACCAAATGTGGAATGAACTATTCCATTCACGTCAGCTTTTCTTCTTTTATATAATCTCTGTAGATGAAAACCTTCTCTCTCATAGTCTCTTTTTAAAGTTAATATTTTTTGCATGTGGTTTGCTTGAGATGTGAATTTAAAATCAGAACCACTATATTTCATTCTTGTGTTTTCAACAGAAGCTAATTGTTGACTTAACCATTCTACAACCATATAGGTAGCAAGTATATTCACTTCTTCTGCGTTAAGATAATTATTAAAGTAACCATCATTATAAATGTAAATAACAGATTCAATCCCATTAACCTCTACTCCATTGTAAGTACTTTCATCTGTCATTCCTAAGATTTCATAATCATTTAAATTAACTCTAGGAAATTCAAATTTATGGATAGAACTAATTAATAAATCTTCTAATAGTCTAAAAGTATCTAATTCAGTTAATTCCATATACATATCGTCTGTTATTTTTGATAAAAAACTATCATATACAATAGAGAAAGGTGTAGTATCCATTAAATTATTCATATTACACCTCCATTATATTTTATTTTTTAATAATTATTGGTTGGGTTTTTCTCTCCTCACCGTTTATTTTTTCTGCGGATATCCATCCTTTAGCTGCACGTCTAGATTGTGTTGATTTAACCTCGTCTCCAGAAGTTTCTATATTAATCTCTATTGCTTTAGTTATATTAAATCCTGTCTTTTCTAGAATAGCTTTTCTTTTATGTATATCAGCTAATTCTAATTTTACAGACATATCTTTTATTAAATCAATTACTCCAGCTGGAGCAAAATCTAAAGCATCCATTAATTGGTCTAGTGTTCCTTGTGTTAAAAGATATTCAATTTCTTTTTCAGTATAATTATATTCTGGTTCAACTTCTCCAAGCAATGATTTAACTGCTTCTTCATCATTTATAACTAAATAGTCCTGTAATATAGTATTGCCGCCAGGTAAATATGACAATTTTTTTAATTCTTCAAATGGGATTTCTTTTGTTTCTTGAGGTTGAAATGTTCTATGTAAATTTCCCAAATCTGGAATAGTATATCCAACTCTCCCATTATCTCTATTTTTAACTTCAATTAATTTATTTTTATCAATCATAATTTTTAAACTCCTTTTCTCTCCTTTTATTGCAATATAGCAATATATTAAAAAAATGGGGGAATCATATAACCAAATAATATTCAATTATATAACTCCCCCTAAATAATTTATCATTCTCAAGTAATGTTTATCTTAAATTATATAGAACCACCGTTTGATAAAGATGTATTTACATATACACAAATATTATTTGTTATGATAGCTGCTACACCTAATTTTTTGTAAACTTGAACTTCTCTTGATAAATCTCTGTTTACATATTCATTAACAATAGCTTGACCTTCAAATGCAACTTTTACTGGTTTATCATTTCCGCCAGTTGGAATAATCCAAGCATATGCTGGATCGATAACTTTTACAGCATTTGTTTCATCCTCATAAGATTGAGGTAATACGATTACTCTATGTCCTTTGTAATTAGCCAAGTAACCATTGTTCCATTTTTGGTTTTTCATATCATCTGATATCCATCCTTCAGCAGGAACCATAGTTGCTGCGAATTCATAAGTACAGTAAATTGTAGCTTGACCATAAGAATCTGCTATAGAAATTAAGTTATCCATTGCACTTTCTACAAAGCTATTTTCAGTAGCTTTATTTGCAGCTTGTAAATTTGTTACAGCTCCTTTTAAAGCTCTTTCAATTTCTAAGTAAACGCATTCGTCTAATCCTTCCATAACAATATCTAATACATCTGCGAAATCTACTCTTCCATCTAAGAATTCTTCGAATCCAATTTGAGCAGCTCCACCAAATGCGCTAGTTGGAACTTCATAACTTTTTCCATCTAATTTGAATACTTCGTATACACCAGCTAAACCAACTTTTGTAATAAATTGTTTAGCTCTTCTTTTTGCAGCTGTTGTAATTCTTTGTGTAAATACTGGTTTATCACCTTGAGCAAAAGTTTTAATTTCAGCAAATTGTCCATATTGTTCTAAAACTTTCTTAGGTAATACATCATCAATTGTTTCTTCAATTAATGAGAAAATTGTATTTTTATTTTCTCTGTATAAAGCATATGTTCCTGCTAATTCTCTTAATTCACTTCTTAAAGTTTCATTTAATTCAGCGTAACTAAATTTGTCTTCTCCATAAGAGTAGGCAACTTGAGAAGCTGGGTTTGCATTAGCAACAACTTTAGCTAATTTTACTAAATCTGATTTATTTAAACTCATTCTCTTCTATCCTCCCTCTTACGCAATTCTCATTACCTTTACGGCATCTTGACCGTCAGCTAATGTATAAATTTTTACTACTTGCCATACCATGTCAGTTGCGGCAGGTGTAGCTTTTTTCTCTAAAAATCCTTGTGCATTTGGAACTAATTTATCTCCAATAGCATATGTTTCCATTGTTACTTCTGCTTTTTCATCTGTGTTAGCAACTTTTAAGCAGTTTGTTGTATAAATATCTCCAATGTTTGTTTTAATAACTCTTGGAACCATTTGTCCTTTTAATGGACCTACTCCATTATGAGTAATTGTATCGCTACCTTTTGTATAATTTTCTTTTCTCATAGCGAAATCTTTATATGTTTCTCTCCAAGCGTCATCATATAATTTAACTTCGTTAAATACCATCATCCATTCACCGGCACCTGTAAAATCTACTACTCCAGCAGCATAGTCATATTTAACATATTGACCATTTTCAAGAATATCTATATCAGATTTTGCTGGTAATTGAGCATAGATTTGTGCAGTTCTTTGAGCTGATAAATGATTAGGTTCAACTTGACCAAAACCAATTCTTTTCATAGTTCTGAGTATCCTCCTTTATATTATTAATTTTCTTTTTTGTCTTTTTGTGTTTTTCTTAAAGCAGAAACCCACGCAGGTGTAGAACTCTCTTCTTCATGTAATGAATAAGTAACAACATCTTCTACATCTTTTTTATCATCTTTTGAAGCTTCCTCTTCATCATCTAAATTGAAATTAACTTTTTTACGAACACAAGTTACAGATAATTTTGCTTCGATTTCATCTAAAGAATATTTAGCTTTATTAGCAATTACATCAGCTTTGTCTTCATCTGCTAACATATAAAAGCTATCAATTAAAGCATCTTTCTTTTCATTTTCAATTTGATTTTTAAATTCAACTAAAGATTGATATTGACTTTCTAATTCTGAATATTGAGTTTTTAATTCTTCATATTCTGATTCTAATAAAGAATATTTCTTTTCTTTATCTTCTTCATCATTTTCTTCTTCTTCTTTATCTGAATTTTCTTCTTCTTTCTCATCATCGTCATCATCTTTCTTTTCAAAAGAAGAATTATCATTAGATTGAGCTTCTATAGATTCTTGATTTTCTGTTGAAATAGGTTGTTCATTTTTGTCATTTTCTTCTGTTACAACTTCATCAACAGTAGGTTCAGTAACTTCAGTTACTTCTTCAGTAGTTTCAACTACTACTTCTTCTTTATTATCTAAATCCATATTTGATTGTCCTCCTTCTAATGCAGACTTTAATTCTTGCATCATAGTATACAATGTTTTCTTAAAAGTATCATCTACTTTTGAGAATGAAGTGCTTACTTCTGGTGCAGTAACTCTTGCTCCTTCGAAACAAGGTTCTACATCATCACCCAAAATACATAATTTAGAAAATATTGCATCATTTATTATGAAAAAATCCATACCTGTTTTATTATTTGTTGACCAATGTCCATCTAAAGAATTTTCATCTAATTCCATAGATTGATTTTTACCGTTGTCGATAACAGATTGACATTCTTCATATTGTCCTGTCCATAAATATCCTGTAGCCATTAAATATTCTCTAATTGTAGTATTTCCAAAATCGTCAGTATCTTCAAATTTTTGAAACCAAACTTCTGAATCTGGAGCAACAAATCCATAAGGTTTTGTCATACAGTTAAATTTAACTCCTTCATCGTCAAATATAACTTGTTCTCCATGGTCAGCAAAGTCTTCTTTGTTTTCTTTGTAATAACCAACTATTGGGGCACCTCTAAGTGTTTTTGCCATATCACTTGCGACTTCTTTAGTGATATAACTGTGATTTCTATTTTCTCCAAGATATAAAACTTTTATTTCACAGCGTGACATTAAAGGATTAATATCTAACGGCTGTAAATTAATAAATTCTGGAGAATCTATCGTTGCTATAGATTGGTGCATGATATTCCTCCTTAATATAAGTCTCACTTAAAATCATAACTATATAATTTTAAATAAACGTTATTTATTTTCTTTTGTCCAAACTTTAATTTTGACTTTCTTTATTTTGTATTGTTTTAGTTGACTTTTCGTCATCTGCTTTTTCAGGTCTTCCTCCCTGAGATCCCTCGCCATCTGATGTTTTGTTCCTATTAGTTAAATTTTGAATTGTGTCTCCATTCATTGTACTAGACATTAATGGTGGAATAAATACATTAACTAAATCTAATATATCATTTTCAAAATAAGCATTTGCTAAAATTGAGCTTTGAGATTGACCAAGAGCAATTTGTGGTAACATTTTACTATAACCTAATTGAGTTTGTTCTTTGTATAATTTAGCCATTTCTTTATAATTATAAATAGTTGTAGTAAGTATTTGCGCCTTCAACTGAATTTTTTTAGGTGATTTATTAAAAGGTATTAATAAATCATTTAAAAACGCTTCAAATTGAATTAATAAATTATACATTGCAGCTTCATCATTTAAAATTGATTTTTCTAAGGCTATATTTCCATCTGTATTAAATTGCATTTGAGAAATACCTGCCTCATTAAATACTGTTCTTTCAATTTTTTGTAATTCATCTACTGTTGTAGTAGTGTTTTTGTCTGCCATATCTGCAACATCTACATCTGCAAATGTAGTTAACACATCAATTCCTATTGCTTTTCCTAGCATCCTAACGGCATTATTGTGTAACTCTTGAGCTTCATCAACATCAAATACTAAATCTCCATTTTTGTCCACAGGCATCTTTTGAATAATAATTTTAAGTAATTTTTGAGCCATCTTTTTCCTATCTAGTTCTTGCGCTGCATCTAAATCCATAATAGCTGGAATAACAGAAATAAGCATAGGAAAATCTTCTCCATTAATATTAAATTTAATTGTATTATTTACACTTAATAAATACCATCCAGAAGTATCTCCCGCAAATTGAGGTGGTAATTTTCCTTCTTTATATAGAATATACCCTTTTGCAAATTCTTTTGGAAATAATTTTAGCATTTTCATTTTAGAATTAGCATCTCTAAATTTATCATCAAACCATTTCATATTAAATTCAATAGCAGGACGACCATTTACACTGAATCTAGAACGACAATAATTAGATGACAACTCTTGAACTTGGACTTTATCTCCATTTGAAATTATATAACCATAATAACAGCCATTCCTTATTACTTTTAAAGCAACTTCACCAAAATAGCGTTTTACTTCAAAGTTATCTAAAAATGTAATAGCTTTATGAAAAGTATCTAATACTTTATCTTCTTTTACATTATCAGAATTAATATAAGGAGTTATCATTCAATCGTATCTATACATATAAGCCATGTATCTACATAATCTGTTGTAAATTCCACTTGTCTTATAGAAATAATTTGAGATCTCCCTCATCAATTCATAATTATTTCTATCTATTGCATCTAATATTGTCTTTTTATCTGCTAGTCTAGGATTCTGTTTATGTAAAGAGCCTAAGTCTAGAACAGCATCTTCTAAAGTCTTTGCGCCAACCTTGATTTTAGAAAAATCAATAGGCATATAAGTTTGAGAATAAACATCATCTTGGGTGTCAATAGCAAGGTCCATAGTAAAGCCTTTTTTCTTTATTTCTTCTTTTCTATTAATCATTTATTTTTTAGACACCTCTACTTTCTTGTATAATAGTAATATTAATTTCCACTTAATATATAATAAGCGTTCATAATATAGTCGTAGTCAATCTTTCCTTCATCATAATAAGGAATTGCTAATAAAATTATATTATGTTTTCGACAATATTCTCTCTTTTGCATATCATTAAATTGTTGTTTCCTTAGTCCTGAGGAACCCCCAAATTTACTTTTTGCTTCATAATGTTGAATCCCTTGAAATTCAATTAAGAAATCTAAATCTCCATTATCATCAAAAATAGCGAAGTCAAAACGTAAAGGTCTGCCAGATGAACTTACTAAGTCAGGAAAAGAATATTCTTCTTGAAAACTTAATCCAGCTTTACTAAGCACATCTGCTATTTTTATCTCTCCACGACTTGCGCGCATATCTAACCTCCTCTATACACTAAGTCTTTTCTAAGAATATATTATTTTCATTTTAATCAAATATTTTGAATTTGCCCAACTATCCTAAGAAAAGAACATCATTTCTGAAATATTTCTTTTTTTCTTTTTCTTTTTTCTATCTTCTTCTTGTTTAATATAATATAGACCATATTCAAAAGCAGAAAACTTATCTTTTTTGATTCCTCTATTAGATTGTTTTAAAATAATATTTACACCTTCATTTTCTTCAACTAAATTTAACATCTGCTCTCTTAAAATAGTTGTTAATGTAAAAGGCTTCAATTGCTCTGCTCTTTTATCATTATCCATATTTTGTCCCGCCTTAGTTGACATTAATTTTATTTTTGCTTGGCCTTCATCTATTAATAATTTAATTTTTCCACTGGCTAATTGAGTTTGAACATAAGTATGTGCTTCTGTGTTTATTGGGGCGTTAGCTTTTATTAAATATAAAGCATCATTTTCAACTTCTGGCCCTTTTACTTTTTTATATAATTCAAGAGTATCTTCTGAAGTTCCTCCTTCTACCCCGAATGGAGATAATTCATCCCCTGTCTCAGGATCTATCTGACTTTTTGTCATAAAATCTACTAAACCAATACCTAAACCATTAGCATCAAGAGCAATAATTCTAGCTTTATATTTATAATATAATCTTTTTAAATTAATTGCTTGAACTTCAAAATCTTCTGCGTCATATGTATAAATATTAACTAAAGTTTTTAATGAAGCTCCTTGTACTTGCGGAGTTACTTTGAAAACACAAACCTCTGTCGTACATCCAATACGACCAACGTCTACTCCCAGAACATAATAAGCTGACTTACTACTTCTTCCACTATATTCGTATTCTGGCTGCAATAATACTCTATGTTTATCAAATTTTTCTGCGCTAAAGAATGCATTTTCCGCATCCCCGCTTCACTCAGATTCATACTCACGCGCGAATGAACTATCATTATACGTTCCATCTAATTTTAATTCTTCGATAAATGACTTCTTGAGCAACTTTTCCATAACTGGAACGCGCCATGTTCCTCCTAGAACGACGGCTTCCGCAGGTTCTATAATTTGCTGGATGAGTATTTGAATTAACTTTTCATAAGCAAATGAATTTTTCCATCCCGCAGTGGTAACATAAATTTGAGATTTATTAATAACCTCTTCTTCAATACGACTACCATCAGCAAGACGTCTATCTACGTTCATAGTAGGGATTATTACTTCATTTAAAAGGGTTTGGTCAATTAAAATACATTCTTCCATTAAACCACCAGTTGCACGTTTACCTCTTGAAGATTGTTGTGCGGCTATAATATCCAATTTACTGCCATTTTTAAATAGATATTCAACCATATTTTTGGATGCTTTTGTAGCTCCTCTTGTTCAATCTATTTCATTCTTTAAGCCAGGAATTAATTTACATAATTCTTCTGCTTTTTCTCTTGCTATTCCCGCTGCTTGTTCTTTACCTCCTGTAGTAACAAATAAGTGCGCTCCTGGGAATAAAACACATCTTAACATTAATATTAAGACTGATAAGAATGATTTAGAATAAGCACGAGGAAAAGTTGCGTAAGCATATCTATGTCTCATAACAGCTCTTAAGAATAATCGTTGATAGAAATATAGTTGAAAATTTTCAGGATTACTTCCACATAAAAATTCAACAAACATATCTGGATATTCGCGCCAATAAGCAATATATTGTCTTATAATAGGTATTTGCGCCCTGATTCTTTCCTCTGATATTCCTGTTTTTTTTGTGTTTTTAGAAAGAGATAATTCCATTAAGTCTGCTAATGCCATTACTCATCACTCTCTTTCTCATATAATTTTTTATCTTGTTCTTTTTGTTCAGCTACACTATTATAAAATTCTTCATAGTCTTCATCGATAAGTTGTTGTTCATCTTCTGGTAAAGCTGCATTTTCATTCATTTCTTTTTGAATTTGTATTTTCTTTAAAGCATCTTCTATTTGTTGTCCGAAACCTAAATCTTGAGTAACTAATTTTTTTAGATAATCATTCATATCTTTTAATGTTAAATCTACTTTATCTTGTGGTATATCAGTAGCATATCTAGGAATAAATCCATCTCTTTCGCACATCGCAACTAATTCTCCAATAGAATCAACAAAATCATTTTTTTCTTCTTTATTTTGTGCGGCTGTAAATTTTGCACTCTTACGTAGTGATTCAGAAACTTTTGATAATTTTTGAAATCCTTCAATATCCGCGCTATCTATATACTGATTCATTTTCAAGTTTGTCTTACAGATAAGAATTAAAGTATTTATTGTATCCGCATCTTGAATATCAAAAGATTGTTCCATTTCTTTATAAGTTTTTTCTAGTTCAATTCATTCTCTTGGCTGATACATAGTCCCTCATTTCATTGCTAAATAAGTTTTATCTTCATCTGTCAAGTCATCTGCAGGATTAGGTAAATCAGTTTGTTGCATTCCGCTTGTTTCATAGAATGGATTATTTGCACCAATGCTCCCGGCTAAAACTCCTGGTATCTGCGCTGCCGCCTGTAATGGAACAGAAGTCATAGTTTTATATTCAGCTTCAGAGATTTCTCCATTTTCATATTTTTCTCTTAAATCTTCTTGATTTTGTTGGCTTCTTAAAACTAATACTTTTTGCTTTTCTGCATTAAGTGCTTGTAATTTTTCTGAATCTGCTCAACAATAATCTTTCCACTGTTTTAACTTCATTTTAGATAGATACTTACCAAATACGGACATTCCATTTAAATTTGGATTTTTAGCAAAAGCCCTATCTCTTAATACATTTCATTCTTCTGGAACATATGGAACATCCATTTTTTCTAAAATTCATGTAAAAGTATCTGGATTAAAATTATCAATGTGCATGGTTAAACATTTCTTGCAAAGCTCTGTCTTAGACCCGTCTTTATATTGATAGAACTGGTCCTCTTTCATCGCCCTGCCGCATTTCTCACATGTATACATATCCATAATCTTTTAATCTCCTTTTTTCTTATTTTTACTATTGCGACAAGCTTTACAAATACTATAAAAGCCATCCTTACTTGTCTTATTAATTGAAAAAAAGTAATTATGGGCTAATTTGATTTCCCCACACTTTGAACATCTTTTCCATTTTCCATATTCTTGAGTTGTGTAATATCACATTAAATAATCTTTTTTAGCTTGTTCAGCCAATAGCTTTGGAATTTTATTGCGCCAAAGTGAAGATAGATATTCTACAGAATGCTTAATTTCATATTTTGCATCTATTAATAATTGTATTTCTACATTTTGTCGCCCATCTATTTTATAAATAAGCAAATCATAATATAAAGGATAATTGTCTTTTAAAGTTCTCTTTACTAGATTATCTAAGTCTTCCATCATATAGTAACCATCATGAACAAAATCTCCATAAGCTTCTTCTTTTAAAGCTGAGTAATTGCACAAAAGCGCAGATAGATGTTTAGGATTAAAAAATGATATCAGTCCTTTGTTTTCAGGCTCTCCATTCGCGTCCATGCCATATATATCATTTAAATCTGCTTTGATTACACTTTTTGCAGTACCAGAACTATAAATTGGCGGTTTATATTCATTTTTAATAACATATTGTTGTTGGCACATTTCTATAAGTTGTTTTTTTAATAAATACTTACGTTTTCCAGTTGCTTTTTTCTCTTGCGCCTTAATTATTTCAATCGCTTCTTTAAGATCTTTTAGAGGCGGTATTTCTTCTACATCCGCCGCAGTAATTGATACTTTAGGTGTTAATATTGTATTTTTATCTTCATGTATTAAATTAGACAGCCCATCTTCGCCATTTTCAAATTTTTCCGCTAAGCCTTGATAAGAGGTTTCTCTCTTGTTGACAGTTACCATTCTATTTTCTGTTAATATATTTCTTTCTTTTCTTTCTTTTTTATCCATTGCAAAAATTATATAATCTGATAATATTTCTATGTATTTTTCACTAAACTGTGCTGGCGGAGTATTTTCTATTAGATGTTGCACAAAAATGCTACGCTCTTCCGCTGTCTTTATTGTGTAGTCTAATTTAATTGAAGACTTGTTTTCATTCTCTTCCATTAAATACTCCCTTCTATTTATTTTATATTTCATTTAATTAAT